CCAAAGCTGTATGACGCGATCGCCGCATGGGCGGAGGATGACTTCCGTTCGATAAACGGGCAGATAGAATATCTGCTGACCGAGTGCGTCAAGCAGCGGAAGAAGAACGGCAAGTACGTTTCCGATACGATAGATGAGCCGATCGAGCTTGATGTCAAATAGAATACGGGCAGTAAAGTTCAAGAGCACTCAGCCGTTTTGACAGCGGCTGAGAGCCCTTGGCACGGTATGGTAAAAGGGCTGTTTACCGCGCCGCAAAAAAAGAAAAATTTTTTGACGAAAACTATTGACAAAACCGCCGTTGTTTGGTATTATAACCGAGCCGTGGCCGAGTAGTTCAGTCGGTTAGAACGCCGGCCTGTCACGCCGGAGGTCGAGGGTTCAAGTCCCTTCTCGGTCGCCACGCTATATGCCCCTTATAAAGGGGCATATAATTTGCTGCTATAGCTCAGCAGGTAGAGCGCATCCTTGGTAAGGATGAGGTCCCCAGTTCGAATCTGGGTAGCAGCTCCAATGAAAAACCCTGTAGTCGTTGAAACTACAGGGTTTTTCATTTTCTCAGGTCTGCTCAAGTCTCGTCAAATACCCTCAATTTTTCAAGATACTGGTCAAGATACTGACTCTCTCAAGATACTTTCAAGATACTTTTTGAGCCCTATTTCACGACCTCATGATAGTACTCGGCGAGCTTCTCCGAGGGAGCAGGGCCGTCCTTATCGAACAGGAACGCCTTGGCGAGATCTGCGTAAAACTCCGTCCTGTCGACGCCGTATTTGACACCGACGGAGTAGTAATCCGAGTACATCATATTCATCGCAGCGCAGAACTCCTCGGCCGTGACATGGTCGAACGGCACGCCGATCGCCGCGGCGATGCTGGCGGTCTGATCCTTTGTCCAGTGCTGGCCGGTCGAGCCGTCGGCATTGTCCATGTGCTGGAGCCATGCGCGCAGCTCATCGTCGGTCAGGCGCTCGCCGTGACCGGCGTCGTCGCCGAGCTTGGCGCGGAGGTCCAAAAGCAGGTTGAGCTGCTTGACCGTGTCCCAAGTCATCTTTCCGGCCTTGAGCGCGCTTATCTCCTTGTCGAGGGCTTCACAGGTGATTCCCATGGTTCAGCCCCCAACTTAGGCCAGCTTGACCATGCTGGCGCAGACGTGGTTGATCGTACCGGCAACGCCGCCGATCTCTGCGCTGATGGTTGGAGTGCCGTTGCAGCACACGGGGATGTAAACGGTCGTCTCAATGTGCAGCGTGTAGACGTTGTCGGCCACGGTCGTAATCTGCGCATCAGCGCAGGGGAGCGCGACAGTGTCCTTGAGCGCCTTCAGCTCTGCGACGCCGGCACCGCTTGCGGTGAAGATCACGTCGTAGCTGATGCGGTAAAGGCCGCCGTTATTGACAACGAAACCGCCCGTCACGGTCTCCAGCGAGCAGCCGGTATCGGTGTTGAGGATACCGAGGACATTGACGGGGGTGCCCGATGCGATGAACGCTTGGGGCGTATTATTGTAAGCGTTCTGAGCGCTCTTGTAGTGCGAGTTTTTAAGTCTCTGATTGCAAGACATAGTAATGCTCCTTTCAATAAGTAATGCCCGGACAGCGGCTGCCGTCCGGGCCTGACGCTGTTAATAGCGGTTAATCATCTGGGGTCATGCGCAGCAGCCGCAGCCGCCCCCACAAAACGGGGAGTTGCCCGCGTTGTAGGTATAGCCGTTCGGGTAGCGAACAACGCCGAAGAGACGGTTGTCCATCTCAAGGCGCGCGATCTGCGCCGCCTGCTCGGAGATGCGCTGCTCAAGCTGCGACTTTTCGAGCGCTGCGAACTTGGCGTCGATATTCGCGCCCAGGTTACAGATCTGGCGCTCAATAGAGTTGCCGGTCTGCGTGATGGTCGCGTTCGTGCCGTTCTGCGCAAGGGCCATCTCCTTGCCGAGCTGGCTGATGTTCCCCTGCATCTCGTAGCCGAGATTGCAGATGCCGTTACCCAGATTCGCGAGGCGCTGGTTGAGCGCTTCAAACTGCTGGTTAAACAGTATCTGCTGCTGAGAGGCCGCGGTCGCGTACTGGCCGAAGTCGCTCTGTCCGCCGAATCCATTACGGCCGAAACCGATCATGAACAGGAACAGCACGACGATCAGGAACCAGCCGCCGCCGAAACCGTCGCCGTCGCCGAGAACGCTTTTGATGTCCGAAAGAGAAAAGTTTTCCATGTGGATCCTCCTTTCTTCAGAGTTATATAAACCGTGTCGACCCGGCTTATTTCAGGAAAGTTATAAACTGCTTGGCTGCACCCTTGAGATACTCAAATTCCTGCTGGCTCATCTGCCCACTGGAGAGGAGCCGGTTGATCTCCGCCTCGGCCTGCTGCGGGGTCACGTTCTTCGCAAAACGCTTGAACTCTGCGATCAGCGCAAGCGGCGAGGAGGACGGCGCGGAAGTGGGGCTTTTCGAAGCTTTGAAAAAGGGATTACTCACTTTTCTTGCCTCCCTTCGCCGGAGCCTGACCTGCTGACTGCTGCGCAAGGAGGCGCGACAGAATGTCCTCAAGATCGGCCTTGGTTATATAATCCTCCGGCTTCGGAGCCGGGGCGGGGACGAACTCCTCCATCTTGCAGAAGGTTGTTTCAGTACCCATATTCCCGCCGGTGCGGCAGGCGATAACGGCGTCGTTCATGGCCATCACATAGACCTTTTCGCCAGACATAACCGGGACGCGCTCTATATCCTCCACAGCTGGGACGAACACTATCACGCCGCTATCAAAACCGCCCCGTGTCATGGGCTGCGGCTGAGGTCTCCCCATCATGGGGTTGTTATAATCGTACACACAGACACCTCCTGTCTGCTTATATTCTAATCTAAAACCGCCTCCCAGACCGGCACGTAAACGGCAGGGAAGCGGCAAAACAAGGGCAGCGCGGTCGGCGCTGCCCTTGTCATATCAATGTGGCTATTTTGTTTTTAATCCTCCGGATGCGGTTCCGGACGGTCTCTTCACAGACGTGACACTCGTCTGCTATCTGCTTGTAGCTCCATCCCCGGCCGCGGAGCCGGAGGATCTCGACCTCTTCGTCGGTAAACCCGCAGTCCCGTTCCAGCTGCTCGCGCAGCTCTCGAGGGAACTGTAAGGACGCCCTCCTGCCGGGCGTGGTGAGCTGCTCGCGCAGTTCTGCCGATATCGTCATATCATATCGGCCGGCAAGCCCGGAGCGCGGCAACGCTCCTCCTGTGCGTCCTAACGCGGCTTGCGTCAGGCCCTGTTAATAGTTATTCGGACTTGCCCAGCTGCTTGACGATCTGATTAGCGCCGGTAGCTGCGAGGCCGGACACGATGCCGACGGCGACGGCGGTTATGTAGTCCGTCGCCGGAAACTCCGGCATGATCATCATGCCCACGACTCCCAGCGCGCCGCCGCAGACCCCGCAGATGACGGGGATCCACTTGTTATCAAGGCCGGTCGCCTTGACGATCTCGCCGATAAGATATGCGATGACGGTGATCGCCGCCACGCTCGCGATGCCTACTATTTCCATGTGTTGACTCCTTTCGATTTGTGCCCGATTCGGGCACATTTACGGTTTGTGAAAAGCTTCCAGATCAGCTATGCGGTGGTTGGCGACCCGGATCTGCTCGTCCATGAGGGCAGCCTGAGTCTCCAGCGCATAGGTCCTGTCGATGACCTGATTATGCTTCTCAACGTGCTTGCTGAGTTCCTCGAATTTTGTTTCAATGACCGCCTGAAAGACGGCCTGACTCCTGCGATTTGCGAGCCAGGTGCCGAGGACTGAAACGATCCCGGCGATTATGGCGCACGCTATTGCTTCTGACATTTTTAATGTCCTCCGTATTATGTTTGGATTCCGAGCGGTTCTATCTCATGCCGCATCACCTCCCGGAAGTGCCAGCAGCGCCGCCCATGTTCTGGGGCCGCACTCGCTGTCCGTGTCAAGCCCGGAGGCCGTCTGGAAGCGCCCGACCGCCGCGGCAGTCGCGGGACCGTACTCTCCGTCGACGTCCAGGTTATACCCGCGGCAGAGGAGCAGCGCCTGCACCGCGCGCACGTCCGGGCCGACCATGAGCCGGAGCCCCGGCGTGTACTGGAGCAGCCGGGGCGGCCAGTACGCGGCGGCCGGCGTGCTCCCCGGATTGTCCGCGCTCTCTGCCCCGGTATACCGCAGTACGCAGTCCCACGGGTAATTGTAGTACCCGCGCGTGTATATCTCGCGCCCGGTCTGGTCGCCGGTCTGTCCGCCGGTCGTAGTGCCGTACTCGTTGATGCTTGCCTGCACGAGCTGTCCGCCGCCGATATACAGGGCGGTGTGATGCACGTGGTTCAAGAGCACGTCGCCGCGCTCAAGCCCCGCGCCGGTGCCGAGGTCGACGCTGCCCGTCACGTCCTCGAAGCCGCAGCGCAGCATGTCCCCGCGCATGTTGCCGGTGTAAGTGCAGCTGAGGGGAACCCCTGCTTTCCTGAAAGCGGAGATCACCAGACTGCTGCAATCGTAGTCAGGCCCCCAGCGGCCGGCCTGATCGTAGCCGTGGCTGTCGTCCGCCGCTATCTCCAGTGCGCGGGTCACGGCATTGTCAATAATTCCCATGGTGCCCTCCTCATGTCACTGTCGTAAATCTTGAGAGCAGCCACCCTGTCGGGTCTACGCTCTCGCGTGCGTCTTCCGTCAGCAAGCCGCTGTCGGTCTTCTCATCGTCCATTACTCAGTTACCTCCGTTACATAGAGCCCCACCAGTTCGGCGAGGTCGAACGCGAGCGGCTGACCGCTGTCGCGGGTGCAGAGATAGACCTTGCCGTTCTGACTGTAATACTTGCCATTGTAAATCTGCATCGGCTGAGTGAACGGGATAGGATCGTCAATCGTGCCGCTGTGCTCTTCGTCTATAGCCTCGTAGAGTGCGGCGGTCGTGACGCCGGGTTCCCATTCGCGGCTAAAGGTGTGCTCCGACGCATCGGTGCGAACCTTAAACAGCGTCTCGCCGTGCAGGAAGCGCTGTCCCGGCGTTGCGGTCGTGCCTATGAGATTAAACCACTGCTGATAGATAAGCTTGCAGCTGCGCGCTTGCGCGTCCGAGAGGGCATCCCCCGCGGTGTCCATCGCCGCGCGGAGCTTCTGTGCGCTTGAAAGATAGCTCATTCGTCGCCCTCCTCATAAAGGATGGTGAGTCCATAAGCTTCTGCTGCGGCGTGTTCAATTCTGCATCCTCTGGCATTCTGCCATCCTTTGCAGAAATACGCCGCATGGCAAAGGCTCATATTCGTCAAGGAACACGCAAGGAACATCAGCGGAATATTGACGACGCCGCGTTCCTTGCATTTAGCGTCGCTGTACCATTCATCCGTGAACAGTGTGTTCACTATCTCGTAGCCCTTGCTCTCAAGCGCGGCTATTGCCCGCTCTCGCGTCGCTACGATTTCCTCTTCGGTCTTGCCGTTCATCGGCTGTGATAACATTGCTTTCATTTTCATGCCGTCTCCTACTCGTTAGTCACGCCCAGCAGGTCAAGTGCGGCGCGCATGTCCTGCTTTTCCTCATCGCTGCCGCCCTGCTTTATCTCCGCGATTTTGGCAAGGATCGTATTCTTTCGTTCTTCAATGGTCATGTCGTTACATCCAACGCATTCTCAATGGCCGTAAGCGCCGCCTCATACTGTCTGTTCTGCTGTGCCAGATAACCTGCCTGCGCTGCGTATGCGTTGCTCAGGTCTTTCCACGGAGCCGCCATCTCGCCCTTGAATACCTCGCCGTCACCGCGCGTCCATGTCTCGCCATCGGGGACGAAGCGGTAGCTCTCTATCCACTCCGGGCACTTGCCGTCGAAAAAGTTAGTCTCGACCGCTCTGCGCCCATCAGCCTCGGAGATATAACACTTATAATCACTGTCTATGTAAATTGTCATTATTATACCTCATCTTTTATTCGAGCCAAACTTTATCGAAACTGATATCAATTGTGTTGCCATATTCGTTGCCCGGTTTAGCCCATATACTAATGAAACTGCTTTTTGTTATGGCTGAAACATCTATGCTAGTTGTTTGGCCAGCCGTCTTTGTAATGGATGCTGCCCCTAAATCGTAACTACCAAGACTAGAGCCAATATGTAGTTCGGCGTTGCCTTCGCTTCGGGCGCATGCCTTAGTCCGTATTTTTAACATACTATATTTCGATAAATCAATTGCAGACGATATACCTCGGATTGCTACAGGGCGCTGAAGCACAATATTATTATCCCAAGACCATGAATACATTTTTATAACATCAGAAATAATAGAAGATGCCTCATTGTCCTGATTATATACATGATCCCACGCGATTCCGTCCACGAGACCGTTATCAAACAGAATAAGCTCATAGATCAGCGTTACAGTCTCGACCTGTCCCTCGGCAGTGATTGATACCGTTTTGCTCGTGCTCTTGCTGCCGCTGACCGCCGTTACCGTCCACGTCCCGGCGGAGGGGATAACGAATATCGCCTTGCCGCTCGTGTCTTTCGCCGTCAGCGTCAGTGTGCCGTTCGTGCAGGTGCAGACGCTCCCTTCCGGATACGTCACGCTGATAATCGCGTAGGGGTCGGCCGCCTCAAACGTGCCAGTAATCAGCGTCCCGGATTTGTCGTGCGCGGTGACGCCCTTTAGGAGCTTCGCAGGCTCGACGGTGTCGCCGGTGAGGTCGATCAGCGTCTCTCCATAGTAGACAATCTTACTGTTGCCCATGCTCAGGCTCCGATCGTGACGGTCATTCCTCCGGCAGCATTCGCAGCGCTGGTGTACGGCACGGCGGCAATAACGACCTCAGAGAGGTAGTCATACCCCTCGTCGGGGAGGATCGTCTGCGCCGTCTTGGCCGGGGTCGCGTTCTTGCTCTGCGCGTTGACGCTCTCGCCGCCATAGGTACCCTTGACGCCGAGGATCGTCACATCTTTTTTGATATTTCCGGCAATGAGCTTCAGCTTTTCCGCGGCGGCTATGCCGACCTTGCCGCTGCCGTCGTGGTAGCCGAGCTCAATGGTGTACTCGCCGTCCTTGGAGGAAATCTCCCCGGCCGCAGCGCCGCGGTTCGGCATGGTGCCGGTAAGCTTCGCGCCGCGCGCGTAAGCGGTCTCCCCGGCGAGGAGATCGTCCACGTTCGCGGTGGCGTCGCTCGTGTCGCTGTCGAACTCACACGTGCCGATGACGGGGTCACCGGCCTTGTCGTGCGCGGTGATGCCCTTGAGCAGTTTCTCCTTGGTCACGGTATCGCCGGTGAGATCCATCAGGGTCTCGCCGTAAAAAATGATTTTACTGTTTCCCATTAGTTATCTGCACCTCCTATGTTGCAGGTCTTTCCTCCGGCGGCGTTGGTGGTCTGCTGAAAGGTGACGCCCCGGACGTTCACGTCCTTGCGCATGACGAGCCCCTCGGTCTCCAGCACCTGTGCCGTCCGGAGCGGTTCGACTTCATACGCGCCGTCATAATAGTCATAGATGCCCCCACCGCTGCCGACGATGGCGGGGCCGAGCTCAACGGTCAGGGCCTCGTCTATCAGCTCGACGGTCAGCCCGCAGCAGCCCATCACAGCACCTCCTTGTCGGGTGAGGCGATCACGCTGAAGGCGGTCTTTATCCTCGCCCCGCGGAGGCTTTCGGCGGAGAACTTCGGGCGAATAATCGCTTCATTGACTCCCGGCGTCATGGCCAGTGTCTCCTCCTGCGTCAGTGGGAAGAGAAAACGGCCGGAGTCGTATGTGATCTCGCCGGGATAGCGCTTTTCAACGCCGCCCATCGTGACCTTGACCGCCACTATATCGGCGGTGGTCACTTCTATGCCGTTGAGTTTGATGGATATCGGGACGCTCAGCGCGTCCCCCTGAAGGATAGTCAGCATGGTGTACCTCCTTATCCGGACTTCGGCACGCCGATCACGTAGTCGATCAGGTACGTGCCGCTGTCGTAGGACAGCTTGACACGATCCCCGGCCTTCAGCGTAAGAGCGGCGTTGCCCTTGTACTTTTTTGTCGACGGTGCGGATTCGCCCGCGAAGATCAGCGTCACGCCGTCGGTCGCAACAGCGCCGACAGTGGCGATCAGGAACTGCGGACGCTCCGCCTCGGCGGCGGACAGGTTGAAAAACTCATCCATTACAGCACCGTCCTTTTCGCAGTGTGCTTCATGAGCTCACCGGCGCGGAGCGTGAGGCTCCAGCCGGTCTCCTCATAAATTCCCCCGATGGTCGGGTGGTCTATCGCGACGATGTCCCCGACTCCGTGCCCGGCTTCGGCCAGTGTGGAAAACTCGACCGTCTGTGTGCTCAATTGGGACTCTGTAACGAGCCTTTTCGCGTAAGCGTCAAGCGCTGCCTGGTCGGCGATCTCGTTAACCTTGACCTGCTGGCAGATGCGCATCCCGCGCCGGATGGTGCTTTTGGAAGACACCGGGGAGTCGTTGACTGCGGTCGCTGTCAGAGTCGCGCTCCGGTCGGCGTTCGCGCAGGTGCAGATAAACACGTTAGGCGCGGAAAAGATGTCCGTCCCAGCGCTGTAATCCGGGGCCATAGGCTCTCGCAAAAGGTTGCGAGAGCTATACCGGTGCTTGATCCGCTCGACGGCGGGCGCTGCATAAGGCTCAAGATGCGCCAGCCCGTCTCCGTCAAACCAGACCTCGCGGTATACGATCTCGCCCATCAGAGTGTTGATAATGTCGAGCCTTGTTGTACCCGGCTCAAACTCACGGTCAGCCGGAAGCGTGGAGGCGTTGGGGATGATGCGCGTCCGGGCTATGTTTGCCGCAGCAAGCTGCTGCTCAGCTGCGGTTATATAGTTCGTCCCGGCCGCGATGAACAGGCGGCTTTCAATTCGATCATTTTTCAGTATCCAGCCGCGGTCGTAGGCGGTGATCTGCTGCCGTTCTCCGGTCGTGCTGCCTTGCAGCGTCGGAGTTGTCGGACGGAAGATGCCCAAGCTCTTCCAGCCGGTGCCGGTGAAGATCATCGGCTGGAGCTCGTCGCGCAGCAGATCGAACCGCTCATCGGGGATAATAGCTCCGGAGAAGCTGCCCTTTATTTCACCGTCCGCGGCAAACTTGATGTTCGGCGCGTCGTCCGGGGAGAAGAGCAGCTCCGCAAGAAACGCCCCATTGCGCAGGGCGTTGAGCTTGTATCGCGTCTCACGCATCAAGATCGACCTCCTCCGGATAGTGCATCTGGCTCACGGCAAATGTGTAGGAGCTGTAGAACATGCTCTCCGTCTCGCTGAGCGTGTCGAGGATGCCTATGACCATCTTGCCGCCCGGCGTCTTGAGACAGACGGGGGAGCCCATCAGAGCCTCCAGCGCGGTCTTTTCGGCCACGTCGTCCGTCGCGTAGCTGACGGATATCGACCGGTCACAGAACTCTGTCAGCTCCGCCTCCGGGAATTTCCGCCCGGACAGATGCGTCAGGCTGAACGCGCGCGAGGCCTTAATGGTGTTCGTCCTGTGCTGTGCCGTGGAGAGCCTTAAAAACAGCCAGTTTCCGGAGCCCAGAGCGGACAGCATGACGGTTTCCGGCATGACGGATACTGTGACCTCATTCGAGAGCGAATAGTTATACGTCCCGTCCGATGCGCAGACGCGCACCTGATACCTCACAGTGCCGACGGAGTAGTCGTCCGTATAGCTGTAGTCCGTCGTTTTAGCTATCGCGACGCCGTCGCGGTAGACAACAAACTCGGTCCAGCTCCCGGCGTAGCTCCATGACAGCTCTGCGCGGTGATCCGCGTCGACCGTGAGAACGACGCTTCCGCTCGCGGTGTGGCTAACGGTAAAGGTCGCGCTGCCCCATTCGCTCCACAGTCCATAGCTGTTCTGGCTGCGGACGCGGAATGTATGCGCCCCGTCGTCGAGGTAGACCGGGCAGCGCCACGTCTTCTCACTGCCGTACTCGGTGACATCTATGATGTCGTCAAGCTGTAACTGGTAGGCGCTCTGTTCGCTGGTCTGCCAGTTTATGAGCGGACGCGGGGAGGCGTCCTTGACTACGATCACGGGCGTGGTCGGGCCTGCGACGACTACGAACGACAGCGCGGTGCTCCACTCTCCGGCAGCGTTGTCGAGGTTGTAGGTGCGTACTCTCCAGTACCATGTCCCGGAGGTGAATGTACCGGCCGGGGCGGCGTACTCGTTGGATGCGCCTGTCACAGTGCCGAGCGTTGTCCATGCATTGCCGTCAGCGCTCTTCTGTAGCTCTGCCTTGGTCTGCGCACCGCCGCTCTCGTTGCTGTGAGTCCAGCGGAATGTGATTGCCTGTGTGCCGTCTTCGAGGGAGCTGTCGGGGCTGAGCGGCGTCGCGACAGGAATGGTGTCAGCGGTTGTAAATGCCGTCCACGCCGAATATGCAGCGCGGCCTAAATTGTCGACTATTTTGAACCGATATTCATAGTTGCCGGACGCGAACAGGTTGGCCGGGGCGGTATAACTTATGCCGGAAGAAGAAACAACGGCAGTTTTGCTGGTGACAGCGGTCGCGCCTGCGGTGCGATATTCAAGAGTGGCACTCTGGGCGGAAAGCGCCGCGAACGATATGGCACTATTCCCAACGCTGGCCATAAACGAGACCTTTTCGGCCCTGTTAACAAAGCTGCCTGCGGCGGGGGAAACCGGAGATACTACAGCGGTGACGTCCGAGTCGCCGAGGGTTGCAATGATAACGGGGGCTTTCTCGGCATGTCTCGAACTTGCAAAGCGAGCAATTGCTGAGGAAGCTCCGCTCATTCGGGATACTCGGCAATCCAAACGGAGCCCGTATACTGCGGCAAGAGCGGCTCCATCCGGTTTCAAATCAGTCTGGTTCCACTCTATGGTCGTGTATGAGCCGACATGAAAGGAGCCCTGAAGTGTTGAATCTATGGCAGGTTGATTTGAGTAATTGACGCTGTCTTCGTTGAAGCTTTGCTGCAAACCTTTCAGGAAAGTTTGACAATACGAAAGACTCTTCCCGGCTCCGCACTTGAAGATCGCCGAGAGAATGGGGCGGTATTTGTAAGCTTCCGATGGGGCGTTGAAGCCGAGATAGATATAATAGTTGGCGTCCGGGTAGGTGCTGTCATCTGAGTACCACGGGAAGTCAAAGACGTCGCCGGTATGCACATTGGTATCGCCCCAGACTTTAGCCACCGCCGCCGATTTATTCGCAGTCAGTGTCAGTGTCGTGCTCATCTCGGCGATCCCTTCATCCTGCGGACGCGCTGGGCGTCACGCACTATCTCGATAATGTCGTTGAACTCCTGAATCGTCCGCGCCTCAATGTAGACGTTGACAGGCGCGTCGTAGCCGCCGTCAGCGCGCGTCTCCTGCGCGTTGGCGATGACCGTGCCCTGCGGCAGGTAGACGGTCTCCGGGCCGTTCTCGCCGACCCTCGTGCGCCCTCCGGGGAAGTTGTCGTTGCCCCCGGCGTTGTGAAAGTAGTTGCCTGTCCACTGGCCGGTCGTCGGGTCGTAATAATTGCCGGTCGAGTCGTAGTAGCTCTCGGTCTTATAGTCCGCGCCGTAGAGCGCCTTCTGAATGTTTGAAGCCTTGTTCGGGTTGAGCCCGAGCGCGGTGCTGATCCGGTCTCCGTTGAGCGTCAGCAGGCCGACGATCAGATTGATTGTATCTGCTGCCCATGCCAGCGTCCCGGCAATGCCTTGCAGCAAAGTCCCCAACGGGGGGAGGATATCGGCGGTGAGATCGCCCAGCGGCTCAAGCAGCGAGACGGCGCTGTCCAGTATCGAACCGAAAGCATCGACCGCACCGGAGTCAATAAGAGCTGTGCCGACCTTCTCTATGAGCTCGCGTGTCTCATTGAGAGCGTCGGACATATACGGCGCGTACTCTGCGCTGATCTGCTTGCTGACGGCCTCCTGAGACTTAAGCAGCCGGTTTTGTGCTTCGTCGACGTCAGTCAGCGCCTTCAGCTGGTCATTGCTGAGGATGTAGCCGACGTTCTCGGCCTCGGCTGCGTACTTTTTCAGCGAACCGGAACCCTGCTCGATAAGAGGGTTGAGCTGCTGCGCACTTTCGTTGATAAGACTCATGGCCAGCGCGTCGCGCTCTGCCTGGTTGCTCATTTCGCCGAGTCCGTCTATCACGTCGAGAAACACGTCATAGGAGCTGCGGAGGTTGCCCTGTGCGTCGTAGATGGATACGCCGAGCTGGTCAAACTTCGCGGCGGTCTCCTCGTTGCCGTTCGCCGCGTCGGACATCTTTGTGGTTAAGTCTTTAAGCGAATCGGCGAGCTGGTCGGAACTGACGCCGATAAAATCCTCGGCATACTGGAAAGCCTGCAAGTCCGTCGTGCTGACGCTGGTCTGCAAGGACAGCGCCTCAAGCTCCTTAGCCGCTGCCGCGGTCTCCTTGGTGACGTCCATCAGCTTGCGCTCAAGCTTTATCCCCGCTGCGACGACGGCGGCTATACCGGCTGCGGCCGCGGCAGTGGAAGCCGGGATCTTGCCGAGACCTCCGGTGAATTTCGAAAGCCCATCTGGCAGTTTAACACCGAGCTTGTCCGCGACAGTATCGAGCACGTCGCCGAGAGAAGTCACGCCCTCGGCGGCCGAGCCGGTCGAATCGGAGACCTCATCAAGCGACTTGTCCATGTTCTCAATGGCCGTCTGCGTCCGCCCCATCTCGCCGTATGTGTTGGCGAGCGCGGCCTCGGCGTTGTTGAGCTGGATTATCCAGTTCTGTGTCCGGGAGTCAGCTTCACCGTAAGCCTCGGCGGAGTCGGCGACGGCCTGCTTGAGCGCCTCGACCTTATCCTTCTGCGTCAGCATCTGGCGTTCGAGGATGTCATATTTCTGGGTCAGGAACTCGACGCTGTCATTATTGCCGTCGTATTCGGCGGTGAGCTTTCGCATTTCGGAGTTAAGCACCTTGGTACCGTTGTTGATCTCTGCAATCGCCCGCTTGAGCTTCTCCTCGCCGGTGACTTTGAAATCAGTATTTACTTGGCGTGTCGGCATTTAATCACCTCCGAGGAAGAACTCGCGCGCAGACGGTTTATCACGGCTCTGGAGCGGCTGGGGGCTCTCCGGCGGGAGCAATGCCTCGCACAGCGCGTTCAGGCGGCGCGGACAGAGCCCATACCAGAAGCTTTCCTCCGTGCCGTTGAACCGCGTCAGCCAGACGGCGAGCGCCTGCGCAAAATCAATTTTCAGCTCCGGCAGTGTGCCGGAGCTCAGTTTTTTTCGGCGCTCCCTTCGGGCTTGGTCTCGACTTCATCGTCTTTGATGATGGCCTGACGGACGAATCTGACAATTGCCATTGCTTCATCAACCGCGGCAGAAAAGTCAGAGATAGGCGGCATGTACTTAGAGACATCGTGGATGTCAAAGTGCTGCGGCCAATGGTGCCTATGAGCACACCCGTTAAGCATAGAGGTGAGAGCTATTGCAGCAACACGGAGATACGCGGTTCCATCGATTAGAGCGTTGAGGTTTCCCATCTCGGCTTGAATGTCCATGATGGTGTTGTAGTCGGCAATGAGGTCATACTCTACGTCGCCGATTTTCTTGTACATCACCTTGTTTCGGATATCCATAACTCACCTCACGCCGTCATCTGGAGCTGCTTCTTGCACCACGCGAGAGCGTCAGCATCGGAATACGCCTCGGCGATTTCCACCATCAAAGGAGCCTTCGTCCCAGTGAGGTGATCCGGCGCGATAAACTCGCCGGTAGTAGTCGGGGTGGCCCACTGGATGTTGTCTTCTTCGGTGCGGTACTGCATACTCGGCGGGCCGAACAGCGATTTACGGGCGAATATACAGACGTATGCGTCCGAATCGCTGGAGTCGTCAGCCGGCATATAGGTACTGATGCCGAGGTAGCGGCCGCGGGTGTTTTCACTGTAGCCGATGCCGGTTATTTTCTTCGGGCTCTGCGGAGTGCCGATGTCGACTTCTGAGGTCTCGGCCTGGAACATGCTGGCCTGAACAGCCAGCGTCAGAGCCTCGACGGCCAGCGAGATCGAGCCGCCGGTACACTTTTTCCTGTAGCGGCTCAGCGCACCGGAGGAGTAGAGACGCCCTTCGGCAAACCTGAGGTCAAACCCGGCCTGAATACCGCGGCCGAGGATCTTCTGGTTTTTGTAGGTGATCAACCCGGTCTCGGCGTTGTAGTTGTACTCGCCGAAGAGGATGTCACGCAGACCGAATACAACGAGATTTTTGCTGCTGAGAGCATCGCTCATATTTTTTTCCTTTCCGGCTCAGAATCCCTTGGATTTGAGCCATTCATCATAAACTTTGAACTCCGCGGCGACTACGTCGTCCGCGCTTTCTTCATTTGCTGTGCGCATCCATTGCCGGGCCCCAATGCCGCGCTTCGGCGCGCCGAACTCAAGGACAAACCCGACCTCGTTATTGGTCGGAGGCTTGGCATGGCTGCGCAGCGGATTGATGCGGCGGATGTTGGCAACTGTGAGCGCACTGTTTTCGGATTTTCGCCGCCCTTTCGGATAGGCCCGGTAGTAGATGCGCCCGTCCTTGCCGACCTTGCGCACGGCGACAAGGCTGTCCGCAAGCTGCCCGGTCTTAACGAGCCCCATCCGGCGCAGCGACCGGCGCATCGCTTCAACGCCGACCTTGCTGCCGGCCTGAAGCATCTCGTCGATCACGTCCTCCGGGATCTCTGCGATCTGCTGCATGTCCAGCATGAGCTGGCCGACGTCGGAGGAGAACTTAGCCATCCCCCAGCGCCTCCTTGCCCTCGAACTCAAATACCCAGTGCTGCCCGTCGCCGTCGTAGGCGTCGGTGATCTGCGGCCACGTAAAGCCCGCATGCCACAGCGCCCGGCAGAGCTCACGGCGGAGCGTCACGGAAGCAGCGCCACGCGGGAGCATGAGGTGCAGCTGACACAGATAGGTGATGCGCCTCGGCTTTCCGGAGCTGTGCAGCTGGGGCATTTCGGTATAGTTGTAGGTGCAGTAGGTGAGGGAGCTGCCCTCATAGATCTGCGGCGCGACCTCCGGCACGACCGGAGTCACGGCCGCAGTGATGCGTTCGTCTATCGTCATCGCGTCACCTCCGCGCAGCTCAGCTCAAGTGTGCCGTACCCGGTCGGATACGTGCGCTCGATGCTGTACCGGTGCCCGTCGTGCTCAAGCACGGTCTGGCCATCGTAGTCAAACTCGTTGACCTCCACGACCAAGGACAGCCTGACGCCGGCTTTGAGAGCCTCGTAAAACTCTGTGCGGCCGACGCCCTGGGAGACGGAGCAGAGCACCTCGGTCGGCACGTCCTCCGTCTCGTAGTGGTTCGCGTCGTCGTAGGTCTTTTTAACTGCAATAAGCTTGCACAGATCCGTGAACGGTGTCCGGTTACTCTTCATCGTCGTCACCCCTGTTGTAGAGCCCGCACAGCGCCATCGAATCACGCAGCGCCTTGTATGAGCTGAACCAGAACTCGCCGTTACCCTGATAGTTGAACCAGTAACGGCAGTAGTTCTTAATAGCCTGTACGACGAGGGGGTCGGCGTTGCAGGCATTGTCTACGCTCTCCGCTCCGCCGATGTGGAGATCGAGGCAGGCCGCGTTTATAGCCGCCTCGATCTCGCTGTCGAGCCTTGTGTGGGAGAACCCGCCGAGGGAGAGCTTTACATCATCGAGAATCGCCATTTAAGCACCTCCCACGCACTTGTGCCCGATTCGGGCACATTAGCCGCCCGCCTTCTTGTTGGTCAGCGTGATAAGGCTCTGATTCTGGACGCTCCTGCCGTCGCAGACCTCGATCGCGACGGTAACTTCATCGTCGGTCTTGTCGTCGGTGTAGCGGCGGAAGCGCAGTGCGACGCCGCTGTTGAAAATGTAGTTGCGGAAGTTGTAGAGCGCGGCGCAGATGGTGTCGGCGGTCGGGTTAGGGTTCGCGTCATCCATGTAAGCCTTGTTGACAATCTCGACGCGGCGGCCGAAGATGTAGTACTCGGGCTTGCCGTTGAGGCCGTAGTTGACGCGGGCGACGGGCTGACCGTCGGTATCGACCATGCCCTGAATCTCGTTCATAAAGGTCGCCTTGGTCATAACCCAGATGGCCTCGTCGTCTTCCTCAAGGCCTTCGGCCTTGCAAAGGTCGGCGTAAGAGATGTGCTTGGTGTTGGCAATGTCGATGTTGCCCGTGGCGGTCTCGGTCAGGAAGCCCTTGGGCTGGCCGCTGCCGGTGCCCTTAAAGATAGAGGTTTCCTCGGCTTTGACGATCGCCTCGGCGACGTTCTGCGCCAGCTGTGCCTCGAAAAAGCCGTAAGCCATGTTGTCCATCTCGTAGCTGACGCGGACTGCGCAGCGCAGCTTGTGGTAAGAGAACGAGATGTAAGAGACGGTCTTCTTCTGGGTGTCGGAGCCTGCGCCTTCGGCGACCCACGTCGCGGTCGGCTTGACGCTGGAGGTGGGCACGGACATGCCGCCGGCAAAGTTCGTGCGGGTGACGAGCGGCAGGATGTTGCCGACGCGCTCCATCGCCTCATAGATCTTCTGGACGGTCGTGGTCGGAATGACTACGGACGCATCGCTGGTCTTGGTGTTCTGGTCGGCATTGGAGAACTTCGCCGGGATGGGGACGCCGCGGCAGACGTATGCCTGGAACGCCGCTTTATACTCGGCGGAGTCGTACATATCGTCGGGCGCGCCCTGCTCGTAGCGGCCGACCACGTTGCCGAACTGCGGGTTAGCGGCAGCGGCGGCGAAGTCAGGGCCGGTGACGCGGTCCTTGAGCGCGTCAAGGTTTGCCTGGCGCTTGCTGGACTCCTCGTACTTATTGTCGAGGGTTTCAATCTGCTTGGTGACATCCTCGAATTTCTCGGTGTCGCCGGCGTCCAGAAGCTGCTGGGCCTGATTCATAAGCTCGCCGCGCTTCTGGAGATAGATTTCTTTCTTCATGTAAGAGATCTTCCTTTCAGTTCATAAAATTTGAGTTTGGCCTTGGCTTTTATCAGATCGTCCGCGGGCTCGCCCTCGGGCGGTTTGATCGAGTTGCGCATTTTGTTGATAACTTCCGCCGGCAGCACCGTGCAGCAGGCGGCTGTGATGCGGACGGCGGGCTCGCTGACCTTGTCGATCAGACCTTTCTCCACAGCGTCAGCCGCGGAGAGCCACGTCTCCTCGTCCATGAGTTTCAGTGCCGCATCAAGCGTCATGCCTGTTTTCTCCACATAGGCGGCGGCAATCGTCTCGTTCGCCTTGCGGAGGACGTCGCTGTGCTTGTCCATGGTGTGGTAGTCCCCGGCAGCGCTGCCGGACACGTTATGTACCATGACCATCCCCGTCGGCGAGATGTCCGACGGGCCTGCACAGGCGATCACCGAGGCCGCAGATGCAGCAAGGCCGGTCACATGCAATGCGACCGGCCCTTTGTAGGCTCTGAGCTCAGAGTATATTTCCGACCCGGCGAAGATATCGCCGCCGCCGGAGTTTATGTAGACGTCAACGGGTTCGCCTCTGGCCCTCGCCAGAGCGTCCCTGATCGGCTTCGGGCTCGTGTTCTCGATCCCGAACCAATCGTAGATCCAGGCTTCATCGCTGCTGACGATGGTGCCCTTTACATCAATTCTCACCGGATGATGCCCCCTCTCCTATTTGCTTTGTCGGCGCGGTGTCAAGACGCCGTATCGGCTCGTCGCCGCCGTCGACCGGTGCGAGGTTGAACGCAGCGCGCCATTCGTTCGGCGTCAGAGCGCCGCGGTCGACGAGTGAAACAAGGTTGAGCTTGGTTTGCATGCTGGCGCAGTCCCAAGCGCTCGCCTCGAATACGATCTTGTTCCCGAAGGCTCGCGCCTTGCGTGAAAAAAGCTTCCGGGTAAACTCCTCGCTGAGCTGGTTCTGCACCCACTCGACCTCGCTGTCGAAGTGCGCGCCCCACTCGGCCTCGCTGCGCGAGGTGTCAACGACCTTCTGATTAGTTCCGAAAAGCGAATAAATGCGCTTCGTGGTTCGATCCATCTGCGCGGCGTTCGGCACATAGTCGGTCGGGTTGACCTGCACGGCGTCAGCCTTTGCGTCGACCGCGGCCACTCCGCGGCCGTTTTCGACGTCGAGGAACGCCTTGGCGAAGCTGTTCGCCTGCTCTTCAACGTCCTTCTTCCGCATCGAACTGTTAAGCTTCAGCAGCCAGCGGATGACCGAGCTGTTTTTAACGGCCTTGACAATGCCTTGGTCGGTGACGGACACAATCTGCATCAGCGGTTCGAGCGCCGGAAATATTGGCGTCCCGAAGATATCGTCCTTGTGGAAGTTGTCCCGCAGGTGGATTACGTCCGTGTATCTGAAGGTAAAAATTTTGCCGTTGTTGAAAAAGAACTTGAGGAACAGCTCACCGCTGCGGTCATAGATCGCCTCGCATCCGGAGGCCGATATCGGATAGATATTGACCGGCAGCCCGTTGTCATCGCGCAGGATCAGCGCGAAAGCGTTCTGGTTGAGCTTGAGCTGAGTCATCAGTTTCTCGCGGAACACCGAGCCCGTCATCCACGGGTTCGGCTCCTCAAGCAGGAACCGGATATAGGGCTCCGGGTTTATGTCAATCTTGCGCTTGCCGTCGGCGGTGAAGCTTTCCCGGACGTGCTTCGGCGTCAGCTTGCCGACGGCCTTCACATCCTGCCGGATGGCAGAGAGGACAATGTCGCTCTGGTAAGCTTTGCCGTTCCATGCAAAAAAGCCGTTGCCGCGCTCAGTCACAAGGTCGACGCGGGAAATTGTCTTGTTTATAAATCTGTCGAATATGCTCAAAGCATCACTCCCTATGCGATTAGGTCGCGGTATTCGTCCTGCTTGTCCAGGAACACGGTGTACGCGTCCAGCAGTGCAGCCGTGCCGTCAATGCGGCGGGTCGGCTTGCTGGTCTTATGCGGCTGAATGTTGCCGTTAACGTCCTCGTCGTAAGCCGTATTCGCCAGGCACCACTTGTCGATCGGATTGTTGTTGTAGATGATGCGCTTGCTGCCGAGGTCATTGCCGAGGCGCTTCATCGGCTCACTGAGCGTCTTCTTACCCTGCACAACCGGGATCATTGACATCTTGCCGAAGTAGTCGGCCATGTCCTCAACGAAGTAGGTCGCGCTCCAGCTGTCGTATCCGACGTAGGAGATGTAGATGTCCAGTTCCTCCTGAACGTAGACAAACCACTCCTTGACGTACTTCGCGTGAACGTGGTTGCCGGGGCTGAGCTGAACCAGCCCGCGGTCGAGCCACTTGTCATACGGGATCTTGTCCTCGTTGACTCGCTTGGTGAGAAGATCCTCGGCCAGCCAGTACATAGAGATCGAGAAGATCTTCTCACACCCGGGAACCTGGAAGATGACACGGGCGGCCGTGAGGTCGGTCGTGCTCGACAGGTCAACGCCGCCGATACCGTAGGTCGGATACGGCAGCACCTCTTCAACGCCGTCATGCACCCAGACGAAGATCCGCTCCGAGGGGTTGAGCTTGTACGTGTCGCGGCAGTCGAGCTCCTCAAAGGTGAGCCACGCCTCGGAGCTGGTCTCGCGGATGTTAAACTCCTTACAGACCAGATTCTTGACAAACGCGGGGTTTGCCTTGGCCTTCTCGACCTTCTCTGCAAGCGTTCTGTAGCTCTTGATGGTGCCGAGGCCGGGATTGGCCTTTTTCCAGCAGGCGGGGTCTGTCCACTCCGCACGGGCGTCGAGCTCGTAGACGAACGCGATGAGGCGGTCGTCGTGATAGCCGTCAGGATCGTCATAGCCGTTAATGACCCGCTCTATCTCCTCGTACTTCTCGTCGTACAGATCCTCACGAATCTTGCCGGCGGTCGAGGTGATGAACAGCAGCGGCTGCTCGCGGGCGGACATACCGTCGGCGATGATGTCGTACAGCTGCCGCCCGTTCTTCCACTGGTGAATCTCGTCGAGCAGCGCGCAATGAACGTTGAGGCCGTCCAGCGTGTCGCTGTCGGAGGACAGCGGCTTGAATACGCCGTCGTTGTAGTCGCTGGCGATCTCGCCGACGAGCGGCCGCACACGCTTGAGCAGCGTCGGGGACTTCTGCACCATGCGCTTTGCCTCGGACCAGATGATTTTAGCCTGGTCTCGCTTGGTAGCGACTGCATAGACCTCCGGGCCGGGCTCAGAATCGGCAAGCTGCATGTACAGGCCTATCGCCGAGGCGAGCAGGCTCTTGCCGTTCTTCTTGCCGACGATCAGGATTGCCTCGCGGTACTGGCGGTTGCCCTCGATGTCGACGAAGCCGAACACCGTCGCGAGCATCGCTTTTTCCCAAAGCTCAAGCTGAATGAGCTGACCGCCGAGCTTGCCCTTGGAGTGCCGGCAGTAGTTCTCGACGAACTCGATCACGTGGTTAGCGCGCCGCGGGTCGTAGAAATACTCCGAGCATTCTCCGTCCATGCGGCGGACTATGTGCCGGTAGGTCCGGTAGATCTTCTGCGAGACGACTTCCTGCCCGCTCTCGATTTTCGTCCAGTACTCGCGTATCGGGGCGAAAGTGAGGGGATACGACCTGCGCTTTGTCACGGGTCATCACGCCCCGTGACGAAACTGCCGAAGCCGTCGTCCTCGCTGTTGCCGGCAACGGCGGGGAGCATGGAGTCGAGCTGCCGGATGATCTTCTGGTAGTTCCCATTCAAGCTCTGGTAACTCTGCCCTTCCGGGCGGGCACGGGCATAAGGCTCGACGTTGGCCGACTGGGTAAACATTTCCGTCCAGCCGTTCTCCTTGATGTCAGCTTCGAGATCCTCGCACTCGATGCGCATGAAAGCGGCGCGCTCGATGAGCGGAGCGGCGAGCTTCTGGCGAACGGGGTCTATGTCCTGGTAGATGGATTCAAGTCGTTTTTTCTCGGCTTTTATCCGGTCAGCTTTGGTCTTTGGCTTTGCATTTCGCCCCATTTTCGCCCTCCTTTCGCGGCTTTTCCTCATGTGCGCGGGGTCTTTGTTGATATTTTTCTTCTGCCCGATTTTTGCCCTTTTGGTGGGGGGCCTTGCGCGACCCTGTGAATTCTCCCGAGGCTGGGCGGCGGTCAGGAGCGGCTGAAGCCGCAGAAAAATTACGGGGGGATAGGGTCGCCGTCAGCGTCGAAGCGGATCAGCGGCGTGAGCGACGGCGCAACGCCGTGCCCGGGATACTTGTCGTGGCACTCTTTGCAGACCCACCGTAGATTCGCGTGGTTAAGCGCGATGTCCGGATCGTTGACGGTCTCGGCCGTCAGCATGACCGGCCAGTGATGCGCGATGTAGCCGAGCCTCTCGCCGCAGTCCATACACATCCCGCCGTCGATCGCGCGGCGCTTGGCAATGAACGCAGCGCGGCAGCGCAGCCACGCCTTGCCGGAGTAGAACCCTCTCGCCCAGGATTGACTCATACGCGGACACCCGGCCCTTTCTTTCCCGTGCGCCGGCTATCGCCTCGGCGCTGTCCGGGAAACGAAAAAGAGCCGGGGCCAGCAACAAACACACTCATGTGTCTATCACTGGCCCCGGCTCTCAAAGCACTGGCCCCGACTGATGTCGATCCGATGTTCGGTTTTGCAAAAGCGGCAGAAGACGACCAGATTACTCGCCGTCGTGTCCGGCTCGATCTTGAGCAGCTTTTTGTTGCCGCGGCAGGTCGGGCACTGGAGGAACCCGTCTTTCACTGTTAGTCTAACAGAAAAGTCTTGAGATTGCAATACTTTTCAGCACTCCTTTCCTTTTAATAACATAGTTTTCAAGCCAGAAAAAAATTATAAAAAAGATTTTCCGGTGCCCGAATCGGGCACAATCTACGACCGGCGTCTGCGGTGCCGCCGAACCTTAAGCGCGTTGTTATAAGCGTATTTGATGTACTGCCATTCGCCGCGGCTGCGGACGTCCTCGAATACTGTCGTGTCCTTCGGCACGCGCAGCGGCGCGAACTCCCGAACGGAGAAGCTCTCAACTTCGGGCTTCTTGGCGTTGCGGGTGTAGCTCCAAGAGCGCTGCCCGACCTTGTCCCGTTCCTCCTTGGCCATGTACCGGGCCAAAGTCTCATAGTTCTTTTTCTTATCAACTCGCAGCGCGTTGAACTCGCATTCACCTTGCCCCCATAACCGGAGCATTTCTTCATAGTCGTTGCCGGTCGCGTTGCAGGCTATGTGAATGTGCCAGCGCCCCTCGCCGTGGAGGTGCTCGATCGACCAGAACATGACGAGGTTTTGCCCTCGTTCCTCACGCGCCGCCCGGAGTTTATCAAGAAACCACTTGAATTTATTCCGGACCTGCTCGCGAGTCTCCGGGAGGTGATGATCGTCGAAGGTCAGACACCCGACGACGTCACCCTTGACGAGGTTCGCTGCGAGCAGCAGCTCAAGTTTCTGCCATGAATAGATAGCGTTCATCCGGCGCTGCGCTTCCGAGCTTGTCCCGGTGCGCCGCCGACCGTTTGAGCTGCTGCCGCCTGAGCGATACGGGTATATGATCTCCTTGACCAGCGGCCCGGCCGATATGATCTTCTTGCGGTAAGCCATGTACATACTCCTGACGTCCTTTGCCCCATGGCCATAGACCGCAATGTTTAATTAAGATTTTTACAATGACACTTTAAGTGCTTTTGCGACGCGCCGTTTGTTGAGCAAAGCTGCGGCGCAGATCACGCCAAAAGCCTCGACTGCTTGATCAAAGGTCGAGCAGAGAACTTGAAATACCTCATCAGCGAACAGCTGCACAGCCCATGCAGACTCGTAAGACCTCCGCATTTTGACCACAGCAGACGCAGTGCGGATAGCCGCATTTCGAGGGACACTCCTTGCCATCAGCAATTTGATGAATCTCTTTCGTGTCATTTTCCGCATTGCCTCCTTATCACAATTTGTGTTGCTTACCGTCTCGCGTGACGATCTTGATATCATACCGCACCTCGCGGGGCGAATAGTACTTACCACAGGCCGCCTTGAGCGCGGCCTCCTGCTTGGCGATGGCGTACTCGTTGTCCTTGGTGTCGCGCTTCTCAAGCTCGCGGATCTCCGCGTACTTGGCATTGAACGCATCGTGGAAGCGCTTCAGCCGCTCTTCGCCGAAACCAAACCCCTCGGCGAAGAGCGGCAGACCGCATCGAGCGTCTGCTGCTCGGTATAGGCGATCACCTTGATTGTCCACAGCTCACGCTCAGCCTTCTGCCGCGCGAGCAGACCACTCTTACTCATCGGGTAGTTCCTCCTCCCAGTCGGACGGGATAAACGCCAGAACCTTCCTCAGGCATTCCCGGCGCAGCTCCTCAAAAGAGAATACACGGCTTTTCTGCAAAAGCCGGACCGCGACTACGAGCTGACCCTCGCAAACAGGCGAGTCGCCGAAATTCACATACTCCTTAAGGAAGCGGCAGATTCTGTCGTTGCGTTCTTCGTTCATTCACCCGCGCCCCTGTCCATCTGGGCCCCGCACTCGGGGCAATACTTTGTAATCTTCTTCGCCTTTACCGCGCATATGCAGTTTGTACAGAAGCAATACGGGTTCTTGATTTTGAAGAGCGCCCACGGCCACCCGAGATAAGTTCTGTTCCATCGGGCATGTCGTACCGGTGCTACTTTGGCAGATGGAATCTGCTTGATAAGCTCTATATGGCGTGGAGTAATATTGCAGATTTCCGGAGCTTGCAGCGCGTCAAGCGCCGCTTGGCGCGTTATGTATTCAGGCATCGTCAGACCTCCTGCACAGGCATCGTCTCCCCGGTGCCCGATTCGGGCACATCGCGGCCAAAGAGATAGTCCAGCGAGCAGCCGAGCAGATCGGCCAGCTTGACGAGAACTTTGATATCACGGAGGCTCACGACGTAGCCGAACGGTGGGCGGCTGCTGACCTCAAGCTTGCCAGCGCCGTTAAGCAGCGCGGTCGCGTCCTTGGGCGGCAATGGGGAGTAAATGTCGGCCTCGGAGCAGACCTCGGTATAATCAACGCCTGCCCGTTTGCAGGCCTCGCCCATGCGGTTCCACATCAGCCGCAGCGCGTCGACTGCCGGCCTGTCGCGTTCGGCCTGCACCGCAGCTTCCGCGGCCTTTGCCTCTTTCTTTTCGGCCTTTTTCTGCGCCTTGACTTCCGCCATGCGGGAGCAGCACTTTGAGCAGGTCGCAAGCTCGTCGCAGTCGTAGCAGCAGCCGGAGCCGCAGTGCGTATAGCCTCGCCATCCGTTGGAGTAGAGTTTATCCACCATATTCGGAACATTGACGCAGGTTCCGCCCTGCTCGCAGCGGCAGACCATCTTGCTGAAACGCTGGATATCCGCGCCCTGATCTTTAACCCTGCTCGAATAAAGGTACCTGATGTCGTCCCGGTCTTTCTGCGTCGCACGGTCCACGATGACACGCTGGGTGTCGACCGGCAGCTTGGCGAGCTCATAGGCCGTGTCCTCCGGCAGTTTGCCCTTTTCGTAATACCCGGCGTAGATGTCCGGCGCGAGCTTGTCGCGAATGACCTTCAGGCGGGACAGCTTCGACTTGCTCACCTTGCAGGCCTCGGCGACGTGGTCGCGCATCCTGCCGGGGAACTCGACGCCCTCCTCCTTGAGCTGGTAAAGCAGCGCCTCGACGCGCTCGGCCTGCTTCGAGATATCCGCGGAGGACATCCGGCGCGTGTCGGAGTTGGCGTAGATCAGGCGCAGCTCGCGCAGCGCCTCGCTGCCGCCGTCAGCCTCGACGATGCAGGGAACCGTCTCAAAGGCCTTGTTGCCGTCCTCGACGATCTTGCGCATCGCCGCCGTGCGGCGGTGGCCGCTGACGATGATGTACTCACCGCTGTGCTCCGCATCGCGGCGGACGCGGACGGGCTGCTGTAGCCCTGCAAACTCGATGTTGCCTGCAAGATCCTCGATGCCGTCGAGAGAGTAGAAGTTATTCGGGTCGTCGTGCAGCTTATCGAGTCCTATGTACTCGATGCGCTCACGGCCGTCATTTGTGCCCGATTCGGGCACATTCTTGAGCACCGATGCTAAATCGAATCCCATGACCGCACCTCCTCACATCAGCGCCGCGACGACGCGGCGGTAATCGACGCCCGCCGCGCTCTTCGGCGAGCAGATAACAAGCGGCTCCTGCGCAAAGGTCATGTCGTCGACCTTGTTCGTGCGCCTCACATGGGGCAGCACCGGGAGCCCGAACTCGCGCAGCATCTTCTCGGCCTCGATGATGTTGTCGGACTTGTACCACATCGTCGGCAGTATGCCGGCGACGGTGAGGCTGTCGTTGATCTTGCGCATGTTGCTGACCTGCTGCATGATGTTTGCCATCCCGCGCAGGGAAAACGCATCGAGCTTAATCGGGATGATGACCTCGTCCGCCGCCACCAGCGCCGCGGCAGAGGCCGCATTGAACGCCGGCGGGCAGTCGATGATCATCCGGTCGTACCTGTCGCCCAGCTCCGCGGTCAGCTCACGCAGGCACACGGCGGAGGCGCTGCCGGTCTCGATCTTCGTCAGGTCAAGGTCCATCAGGCTGTCGTCTCCCGGCAGGAGGTCGATGCCGTCGAACCGGCTGTGCTCGATGCACGGCGCGAGGCCGCGCAGCATATCGGCGAGGGTGCCGGGGTGCGCGATGCCGCGCTGGAAAAACTCGGTGCAGTTGCATTGACTGTCCGCGTCCACTAACAGGACGCGCTGCTTATAGTCCTTGGCCAGTATCGCGGCCATGTTCAGGGCTGTCGTCGTCTTGGCAACGCCGCCCTTGAGGTTGATTATCGCGGTTGTTCTCATCGTAGGTCCTCCAGACTCTGATTTTGGTTAAAACTTGAAGCTTTCGTAAAGTGTCGCGCCGCCCGCCTGATACCGTGCCCTGTACCACCGGTGCGCATAGTTGATCTCGACGATCTCGCCCTCGACGTCCCCCTTGACGCCGTATGAGCTGAGGGAATTCGTGTCGCTGAACTGTGTCCATGCTGAGGGGATAAACCGAATCTTGTCTCCAATCTTCGTCGTGCTTCACCTCCTAAAACGGGAGCTCGTCGCCGTTGTCCGGCAGCTCTTCAAACGTGATCTGTCCGGCTCGTTTTTTGAGTGCTGCGGCCTTGAGCGCCTTTTGCTGGGCTTCCCAGTACTTCCTTGACGTCGCATCAGACACGGGGTCAAACCGCATGTGCGCGGGGTCGAAGCTGAGGTATAGCTGACCGCAGGGGCCGTCCTTATTCTTGTCGATCACGACGATACGATCGCTGGCGCGGTCGCCGGGCTTGACCAGCCCCATGAGCAGAATTATGTCGGCGTCCTGTTTGAGCTGCCGGGACTCTCGCAGCATCTCGACATTCGGGATGATCGGCGCGTTGCGTAACTTCGCTTGGTTGTCCGGCGGGGTCAGCTGCGACAAAGCGACAACCGTTACACCGAGGGACTGCGCCAGTGTACGGAGCTGTATGGAGATGTTCGTGACTATCTCCGGGCGGGAGCCGCCCTCAGCGTTGGCGATTTGCAGGTAGTCCAGCATGACGATGTCGTATCGGTTCGCGACGGCTACGGCGCGAATATCGTCGATAGTCGCGCCGGAAGCTTCGGCGACGTCGCAGACAAGCCTTGAGGTTTTCTCGCCGTAGTCCATGATGCGGGAGTAGTCGTCCTTGCTCAGCCGCTTGTTTTTCATCGCCTGAAAGTTCACACCGGTGTTCTGCGCTACGCTGCGCATCAGGAGTTTGCGCTCCGTGGTTTCAAGGCTGAAAATGCAGACGCGCTTGCCGCTCTTCGCGGCATTAAGCGCCAGCTGAAGCATTATCGCCGTCTTGCCGACGGAGCTGTCAGCGCCGATGATCATGTAATCCCCGGCGGCGACCTGCACCGTGTCGTTGATGGTGGGGATGCCCCAGTCTATGTACTGCGGCGGGGTCGGGTCTCCCAGATAATCAAGCAGGCGGCCGAGGCTGTCCGAGTAGGACGCGACGCGGATGCGGGGCTTGATAACGACTCGGTCGACCTGCGCCAAAGCTTTGCGCGCACAGTCGAGGTCGGGGGAGGTAACGATCTGCATCGCGACGGCCTGAAGCTGCCGGAGCTTTCCGGAGTCCTCGACTATGTCGGCGTATGCTTCCCAGTTCGCCGCTGTCGGCGTCATGCGCATCAGATCGGCGAGAAACTGTGTCGCGCCGTCTCCGAGGCGGCTGGCCAATACTGCCGGGTCTACGGGCTCATTGCCGAAGAACATCACCCGGAGCTGCTTGAACGCTTCCCGGCACCACTTGTCTCCGAAGTCGTCGGCTTTGACGCGCTGGAACACCGCGCCGCAAATCTCAGGGGAGATAAGCATTGAACCGAGCAGCGACTGCTGTGAGTACAGCGTCTTGTCGTTCTTCACGTCCATAGCGGCAGGACCTCCACGTCGTCAGTCTCGAACATCGCCGCGGGCTCCGCCTCGTCGATATCCTCGGCATCGAGCCAGAGCCGCCCGTTGAGGTAGGAGCTGAGGTGCGGCACGCCTATGCCGCGGCTCCATTCGTCCGTCCGGAGCTGCCTCATAAGCGCCTTGGCGATGGTGTCGATCAGCTCGTCCGAAGGCTTAAGCTTATCCCATGCCCTCATAGCCCGCTGTTTGCTGCCGCGCTTGGAGTGCGGGTAGAAGCTCCAGAGCTTGGAGAAGCGCTCCGGCTTGTGCTTCGGCTCAGAAACACACACATCATCCCCCTGGGGGGATATAGGGGGGTTATTGTTAATATATATATTATTCTCTTCCCCATTTTTGGGGATAGGGTATCCGTTATTTTGGGGATACCTATCCCCATTTTTAGGGATAGGGTCAGGCACTACGACACTCACGCGGTCGACGTAGATTTTTCGGTCTGAAACCGCGCCTTTTTCGTCGCGGACGACCTCGATCTGTATGTAGCCTTTTTTCTCAAGCGTCCCGATCAGATCACTGACGGTCTTCTTGGACAGCCCGAAAAGCTCGCTCAGGTACTTGTTTGTCGCCCAGCAAAAACCGGTGCTGTCCGCAAGCGCCGTGATCTCTGCATAAATGAGCTTCGCATTGGGGCGCAGCTCTTCGTCATACCGTACCCGTGCGGGCAGAACTGCCCAGTATCCGGGCTTTCGGCATAATGCGCCTGTAGCCATAGTCTCTCCTCCTCTTTTTCGAGTGCTCTCGATATGCGGCACCGTTCCCGATGCCGCAGGTTCCAAAGCGCTCAGAGATCAATACCGTAGTGCTCCGCAAGCTGGCGGATGATCCGGCCGCCAAATGCGTCCTTAGTCAGGTTGATAAACTCCTCCGGGGTCATGGCGTCACTCATGCTGAGCCCGTGATCCTGCGCGAAGGCGTCACGGCCCTGTGTGCAGCTGCCCGTGAGGCGATGGTGCCAGTCGTAGAAGTCCGCGACGGTGTAAGCCTCGCCCGGAGTGAACTGTTCCCGGAACGCTTCGAGCTTCTCCTCAATGGGCATGTCGTCGAAAAGCTTCTCCTCCAGCGCTGCCTGAGCCGCGTGGAGATCCGCCCCGTGCGCGAACTTTCCGCCGCTCTTGACGACGAATGTCTTGCGCTTCGACAGATCGGTCATCACGATAAACCCCATCGCGACAGAGCCGCGGAGCCCGGTGATGATCGTTGGCACACCGTCGATCATATAGACAGGTTCTCCACAGAAGCTCTTTAAGCCGTAGCCGGAGCCGTCGCCGTAGCCGTCGCCGTCGCCGTAGCCGTCGCCGGAGCCGTCGCCGGAGCCGTAGCCGTCGCCGTAGCCGGAGCCGTCGCCGTCGCCGTCGCCGGAGCCGCCGCCGTAGCCGTCGCCGGAGCCGGAGCCGTCGCCGTAGCCGGAGCCGTCGCCGTAGCCGGAGCCGTCGCCGTCGCCGTAGCCGTCGCCGGAGCCGCTAAAGTCGACCTTCAGGAACTCCTGAATTGTTAAGCTGTCCATACGCGAACCGCCTTGATGCTCGCCTCTGCGGCCTCGGTGCAGGGGATGATCTCTATCGCGTCCGTTATGCAGATCTCGGCGACCGGTGCGGGGAACTTACAGGACTGGGGCTTCTTGGTGCCTATGTTAGCAAGCTCGGATATGCTGGCTGCACCGTCCCAATACCAGATGCGGCGGCAGTCGGTCAGCGTGACCTCTCTGCCCTCCTTGCTTTTGAGCTGCCCGGCAAAGACGCCGGAGCGATCGCCGCGGACAATTACGTACTTGTTCTCAAACATTGGTGAACCTCCTTTAATTTCTTCGAGACGCGAGTGCTCTCGATATGCGGCACCGTTCCCGATGCCGCAGGTTCCAAAGCGCTCAGAGCTTGATAACGTAGACCTCGACCGAGCGGTCGCCCGTCGGCGCGCCGTCGTCCTTACCAGCGGTGCGTCCGGGGAAATCTGTGCCGGTGCATTCTTCGACGAACTTGCTCCAGTCGAATCCGACTCTTTTCTCGGCGATATCACAAGCGGCGGAGTATTCTGAAAAGCTGAGCTCTCTGTTGCCGAGCTTGCATACCTCTATAGCCGCCTCTACTGCGAAGCGCGCCGCAACGGGAGAAAGCTTCTCGCGATTAATAAGTTCACAGAACAAGAGCTTTGCCTCTGAAAGAATCTGCAAAGGGCCGCCCTCGGCTACCACATGGCCGCGCGGGTTGAGCTTCATAGCGTCGCATTTGATCATAATTAGCCTCCTTGTCTAAATTTCAGGCGCAAAGCGCCCGTTATACCACTTTCATCCCCGGGTAGTACCCGCAGCCGACGAGCTTCGAGCCGCGTCGGGCGGGCTGCCTGCGCGCGGGGACGGGGGCTGCCTTAGCCGCAACTCTGCGGCAGCCCGCTATATACGTCTTGACGTCGGACGTCATCAGCCTGCACTGCCCGCGTATCTTGTACATGGGCAGGTCGCCGTCGGCGATCAGCCGTTCGACGGTCGAGACGGAGACCCCGAGCATATCGGCGGCGTCCAGCTTCGATATAAGCTTATCGTCCATCAGTGCCTCCTCCAATACAGCGCCAGCGCAAGCGCGCTGAGCACAGTCCCTGTCACGCCGAAGCATAGCGCGGCGCGCACCATCATCGTAAGCTCAGCCATTGGAGCTCCTCTCCAGCAGCCCGGCGCGTGTCACCTTCGCGTATGCGTAGAACTCCTGCCCTCCCCAGAACGTGTGCCAGAAGGTCGCCGCGGGCAGTAACGCCGCGTTCTCGTCGGGGGCGGCCACGGTGCAGCGCCCGAATACCGGGTGCTCGACCTCGAAGAGCTTCTTCCCGGTGTAGCCGGGAAAGCGTCCCTGATATCTGTCACTCTGCATGCCTCGCACCTCCCGCGCACTTGACGGCGATAGCCGCCTCGATAACGTCGTCGAGATCGCCTGCGATCTCCTCGAAGAGTGCCTCCTCGCGGTTGTCGACCATGCCGTCAGACGCGATCTGTATCAGGTTGTCGATGCTGCCGCTCACGGCCTTGACCGATGTCAGCAGCTTCAGCACCGCCTGAGGCAGCGGCACGTCCGGCACATCCGGGAGCATGTCCTCGGCTATCGCGCTCTTAGCCCTGAGGTGCCACAGCGGCAGCACGAGGATTCCCGTCGTCTCCGCCATCATCAGCACCGTCTCGTCGCTGGGCAGCATCGCCCCGGCCTCGTACCGTCGGACGCTGTCCGGGGATATCCCCAGCAGCTCCGCCCAGCGCTCCTGCGTCAGACCAGCAGTCTGCCGCGCGTTTTTGTAGATGTTCCGGGCGTCCTTATCCATTGACGCGCACCTCCCTGTCAGGTATTGTATTGTCACGGGCTGCGTCCGCACCCTGGGTGTTCAGTCCGAGCAGCGCGTCAACGCTGCATCCGAGGATGTTCGCCAGCTTTATAAGGTGCCTGGCCTGCGGAGCGCGTCTGCCGATTTCCCAGTGTGCTATAGTGCCCTGCGACACACCCAGTCTCAATGCAAGCTGAACTTGGGATAGTCCCGCGGCCTCGCGCAGCCTTTTGAGCTCGTCCATTTCGTCACCTGCTTTCTGTCTGCCTCGCTCTGCATCTTGCTCCCGGGCTTGCGACCGGCGTCGGCTGCATTAAGGCCTCCCCGCGGGAAAAGAAGAGCAAAGACCGCGGGGAGCTGCAAGGGGAAAGGTATAGAGAGGATGAAAAGGAGAAAACTAAAATATGTAATGCTTGATGAGGTAGCAGCCCGCCGCCCAGGCAAACAGCGTGAAGAGCGTCAGCAGGGCTACGCCCGCAACCGGCCAGCGGCTGCCGTATTTCCAAAGCACGATCGCGCTCTGCCATGCGCCTACATTTGAGTAAACCGTGAGGATCACCGCCGCCCCAAAGAAGATACTGACGAATACTTTCATTTCCTGCCTCCTTGTGGTAATATCGCCGTGAAAGGTGGTTGTTGCCATGCTGGATAGAAAAAGCTGTAAATTTCTGAAAGACCTTAAAAAGACGCCCGAAGGTAAACTGAGCTGGAAACCTCTCGAATTTCCTAAAAACTACGGAGGCAAGACCGAGTTCACTGCGATGCTTGATTATCTCGAGGATAACGGGTATGTTACCGTTCCCCGCGACGATAGCATGAACAGCCTCGGCGTCTGCCTTGCCCACAAGGGCTTCCACCTCAGAGAATTCCGTCGCAAGGAGTTCTTGAAATACCTCGCCGAAAAGTGGGTCGATTTCTTCGCGATGCTCATGGCCGCAGGGTCTCTGGTCGTCTCGATCATTGCGCTGCTGTCACGTCAGTAGCAGCACAGCCAAAGAGACGAGCATGCTGACGCAGGACAACACGAGGGCGGCGATCCGGGTGGCTTCTGGTTTCTTCTTAACCGGCTCCGGATCACGACGTATCTCGGGTTCTTCCGGCTGAGAGCACGTCACCCAGTCGTCGGCGGTGAGTTCCCATAGTCTCGGCATCCAACGCTTGCCGTTGACATACGGCAGGCACGGTTTCCCTTTCCATTCATAGGCTTCAAATTCAATCCGCGCCGAATCCCAGCACTCGCGCTTGATGCACAAGTTCTCCTCCTGCGCTTTCTTAATCGCTTCATGTATGTACATTTTCTGTCCTCGCCTCCGTTATGATTTATTTGCGTTTATGTATTCCGCGTGGTAATATCGCCGTGAAAGGTGGTTGTTACCAATGATAAGTGAATCTGCGTATGAACTGCTTAAATACATTGAGACTCAGCAGTACACCATAAAGGACGATTGTTTCCGGCAGACCGCAGCGTATAAGGACGTTGCGGAGCAAGCGTCAAAGCTTGATGCCGGGTCGCGGCTCATTGCCGATTTATGGGATTCCGGCTGTATAATGCCGATCGGGGCGGCGAACGAGTATAAACACACAGCCGAAGCTCTTCGGCTTGCGGATGTCGGACGCGCCGAAATGGAGCAGGTGGACAGTAGCCGCCGTGATGACAAGCGGGCATCTGCCACGCTGGCGATTGCGATCGCGGCGCTCCTTGCTTCCGTTGCCGATATAGTCCTCCGCGTGGTGGGGATTCTTTGATCAGCGCCGGATTTTCGGCCCGCCGAGAGGTGCCAATCTCCAGTCATCCGCTGTAAGCTCCTCAGTTGTGGGATACCATGCACTCACGCAGGAATCATTTAAAATGAGACACTCATATATTTTGCGTTCGCCGTTGGGCGGGTACCATTTGCTAAAGCTTAGGTAATCCTCGCCCCAGTCTGCGCGGCGCAATCCCCATGACTGCCCGGCGGCGTTTCTCTCCTGCGCTTTCTTGATCGCTTCATGTATGTACATTTTCCTGCCCTCGCCTCCGTTATGATTATTCCGCTTAACGCGGAATATAGCTCCAGCTTGCGGTTAAGCCTGTCGTCTTTGACGACGGGCTTTTCTTTTTGTCCCAGAAGTTCATCTATTGAGCAATTAAAAATGTCAGCCATTCGTTTTAGCGACTCAAGATCGGGCTCTCGGTATCCTGTCTCCCAGCCGCTTACGGTGGTTTGTTTCACACTGAGCATATCGGCAAGGTCGCCTTGCTTTATGCCTTTTTCGAGCCGTATTTTCTTAATGTGATTCATCATTCACCACCCGATATTACAATACGCGATATTCGCCGCATTTTCAAGCCGTTGCGCGATAAGCGGAAATTTTTCAATATTACCCCTTGACATATCGCGCAGCGCGTAGTATATTGATACCGCAATGAGCTGCTCAACGATGAGAACTTGCAGCGCATGGAGGACTATGTTGATCTTCTATTAAAGACGCAAGGAGAGTGAGCACCCTCTCCCGGTCTTCCGGCGGCAGGATCTGATACTTGCTGATAACGCGGTTGATCTGGTCTCTTCGTCTGGTGTCCTCCATGGTTGCCTCCTAAAATAAATTTGCGGCGCACAGGAACACCGCAGGGCTGCCGGCCTTGCGCCCCCTTTCATTGTAGAATTGCTCCGGCCCTGGTTGCCGCCTCGACCGGAGCTCAACAGATATCCGGTGTTGTGGTCTATCTGCTACGCTTAGATATTATCATAATATCATCGGTTATGTCTATGCGCAGACGCGGTCAAATGGCTGCGAAGCTCGGGTATCTAATGCCTTAATCAGGATATAATGAGTTTTGGGGGGCGAGGAAATGGCGGAAAAGCCGCTGTTAAAAGATCTGTGTCGGGCAAATAAGGGGAACAACTCAAGCAGGCGCATCGCGGAGCTGTCCGGAGTACCGGAAGCGACGGTTAACGGATTCTTTGCGAGAGCGTCAAAGGACCCGTCGGTGTACACGGTCGGCCCGATCTGCCGGGTCTGCAATGTGTCGCTGGACGAGTATTTCGGCATTGAAATTCCGGATAAGACGCCGGAGAACGAGCACCGCATAGAGGTGCTCGAGCACGATAATGCGGCGGTCAAGCGAGAAAATGAGATTCTGGAACGTTCGTATGAGCAGCACCGGCGGGCGCTGCGGGCAAAGGACAGGCTGATCTACTGCCTGACCTTCGTCGCAGCGATGGCGATCATCGCGCTTGTCCCGTATTTAAGGCTTGATATCATAGACCCCGGCTTCGGCCTGTGGCGGGGCGCCCCGTCCGTAGTCGGAGCGGTCGTGATCGTTGCGCTGACGGCCGGCGTCGCCGCGACGGTGTATTTCTTCGTAATAAGCCGCAAAGAGCGGCGGGGGAAATAAATTCATGCCGGTGCCCGATTCGGGCACCGGCGATTTTATCAGGAGGGCGCTGGGCATGCGAATGAAATACACCTTCGCAGGAGCCGTCTGGAGATTTGCGCTGGCCGCAATCTGCTATATGCAGATATATAACGCATGGATCGCCGGTGTCTATGCGAGCATGGCTTTGTACTTTGTCATCGGGACAGTCCTGATCGTCAGAGGGGTAATCTGCTTGCGAGGCTATAACGCCGCGGAGAAGGCTCGAAGGGAAAAGACCGAGCAAATGCTTGCAGAGCATGACCGGCAGATGGCGGAAGCTGAGGAACGGAAAAAACAGCGTGCCGAATGGATTCTCAATCACGGGATAATCTCCACAAAGGTTGCTGGAGTCACGTTTAACAACGATGATGGGTCGAGCCGTCAGGATTATCTCAAAGAGCTCTTGACCAGCGGCGTGAACCGTGTCGAGCTGCGTCCTTATACATACAACAGTGAACCCGCGATATATGTTGTCGCCGACGGACTGTGCGTCGGGAACGTTCCGAGGGATAAGGTGAGAGCTGTGCTGAATGTGATGGATCGCATAACCTCAGTCAGCCTTACCGCGGACACATTTGTCCTCGACGATGACGATGATGAGCGTTCAGGCGAGCGCCTATATCATGCCAATTTGGATATTATATACCTCAAAACAGCAGATGAAATAGCCTGTGCCCAATAGGGCACAGGCGGTTAATTAATCTTGGCAACTTGATAAATTCGTGCGACGCGCATATAATCAATATGCAAAAAAGAAGTGCTCGCCGAATATTGAGAGGGAACGGCGATTACTTCTTTTTATGTGCCTGTATGAATAGGTTGCAAACACCAATGATGACAAGACAGAACTGAAACAGAGAAGTAACCGCCGAGTTGGAAGCTGGGGCGGTTACTTCTCTTTTTGTGCCCGATTCGGGCTCATTTTTAGAGTTTTAATTCGGCTTTCAGCGCCTGCTGGAGGACTGCGGAAAAGTTGATGTTCTCGCGCTCTGCCATCGTATTGAGCCACGAGGGGATGCTGAGTGTTTTCTTTACGGCTCGGTTGTCGTAAAACTTGCGGTACTCGATGGTGTCGCAGGCGATGAGCGTTGCAAATTCGCCGCTGCCGACGGCTACATTGGTGATCTTAGAGGGCACGGGCGGAGTTTCGCCGTTTTCTTCCATGTCGTAAAGCATAAGGCAAAGCGCGTCGTTCGCCATTGAGATACCCTCGTCGATAGTCTCGGCCGATGTATAGCACCCGGGAATGTCAGGGAACCGGATAGAGAACCCGCCTTCTTCCTCCTGCGTAAATATTGCAGGGTAAACATATTTCGCCATGTGTTTGGTCTCCTTTCTTTGACGGCCAGGGGCTTTATTGAAGCCCCGCAGCCGTCCTGATTGATTTCAGCGTCCCCTTCGGGACGTCCTGTGTCTTGTGCCGGGGTACTGTGAACTTCTGGCCGCTCACTGGGCTGAACCATATTGAATGGTTGCTGCCTTCTTTCAGGATGTAGCACCCGGCCTTTTTTAGCTCTCGTTCCAACTCGCTGTATTTTATGTGCTCACGTCCTTTCTTATCCTCTGTGACTATATTATAACACGTAACATTACGTATGTCAAGCAAAACTTACGTATTTTTACGTAAGGAGTGAAAGAACATTGCCGAAGAATAACCGCCCGGAATTTACATGGGTCGAGGAAAAGAAGTATTATAAAAAGCAAATAAAAAACCCGCAGACTGGCAAGTGGCTTGCGATTTACGGTAAAACGAAAGCTGAGCTGCGTGAGCGCCTGCGCGAAAAAGAGGCGGAGTTTGCCGAGATGGAAAACCCGCAGTCGCCGTATGTATTTGAGTACGCTGCGAAGTGGTACGAGCTGAACACCGCCGGGCTGTCCTCCAGCGGGCGGCAGAGCCACAGGAACGCGATAAATAATCATATCTGCCCGGTCATCGGGCAGCTGCGGCTCGACGAGGTGAAGCCGGATAACATCCGTGCCGTCATGCTGGCTGCGGCGAACCTGTCGAAAGCGAGCCAGCAGAAGATCGTCACGACGCTCAAGATGATGTTTGCAGCAGCCGAGGAGAACGAGCTGATCAGCCGCTCTCCGTGCCGGGGGCTTAAAGCCGGCGGCAGCAAGCCTCCCGAAAAGGTCGCGCTGACGAAAGAACAGCAGGCCGCGCTCATTAGAGAGCTGCAGGGGGAGCGCATACTGACCTTCGTCATGCTCTGTATGTATGCCGGACTCCGCAGAGAGGAGGCGCTGGGGCTGCAATGGGACTGCGTCGACCTCGACGGCAAGGCTCCACACATCCGCGTCCGCCGCGCTCTTCGATGGGAGCACAACCAGCCCGTTCTGACGGATACTCTCAAGAGCAAATCTGCGCGGCGTGATGTCCCGATACCGCCCGTTCTGACGGAGCATCTGCGCAGCGTCAGGCGCGACAGCGGCTATGTCTGCTGCCGCCGGGACGGATCGCCTCATACAAGCATGTCCTTCCGGCACGAATGGGAGGCCGTCGCCGTGCGCGAGGTTCACACCGTGACCTACAAGGATAATAAGAACAATGGAAAGACGATTACAAAAGATCTGAAGGTCGGGGATGATGTTCCGTATAGGAATGTCAAGGTTGCCTTTGACTTCCATGTAACGCGGCACCTGCTGCGTCATACATACATTTCCGAGCTGATCCTGTCCGGCGCAGATGTCAAGACGGCGCAGTATCTCGCCGGTCACGCTACGGCGGCGATCACGCTGAATATATACGCACATCTGATGCAAAATCGCCCGGAAGATACCGCAAAATCTGTGCTTGCTGCCTTCAGCTCTCAAGATACTTTTCAAGATACTTAACTGCGCAAAAACGGTGTCTTCCTTGAAATTTCAATGGAAATAGCCTCGAGCACCAACCGCTTGGTAAGGATGAGGTCCCCAGTTCGAATCTGGGTAGCAGCTCCAATGAAAAACCCTGTAGTCGTTGAAACTACAGGG